GCATATCTGATAGACTAATTTGTCCTGGAGCACTGGCATTATCAAGACTAGCAAAGGTCCATGATGAACCCATCAAGTCGCCAGCAAGACGTGACATACGACCTAGTTTACCCATTGACATGGTCACAAACTCTTGCTCAGGATTAAAGGCCTTAAAACCACGTGTGAAGTTCATAAGGTCAATAACATCCTGCTCATGCTTAGGCATAACCGCCACCTTTACCACTCTCGGCGTTAAGTTTGTCATCTCAGACAAAAGCTCCATAAGGTTTTCAGGGGTCTCCTCAAAGTTATGATAGGACAAAACCAAGTTTGAAAATTCGAGCATTTGGTCAAAGACAGCCTTACGTGTGAAATACTCAAAATCAATATAATCTGGCGAATAGATAGCAGCTACATCCTTAATTAGTGCGATGTATTCCGCATCCGTTAACTCAAGTTTGCCACCCTCACGCGTCGTACGGATGGTAAAGACAATCTCAAAGCCTGCGAATTTCTCGAAAATAGCTGGAGCAACTGTTAAGATACTATCCTTATCTAAAAAATCTGCACGCCATTCTATAATGTCTGCCCCCTCAAAACGAGACAGTTCAAGCTCTTGTGCCTCCTCTAAACTAGTTGGCATAATCGGAACTACAATTTTCATTTATTTACCTTTATTGTGTATACTTTCAAATAATTTGATGTTGGATCATTAGGATTGACGGTAAAATCCGCTGGTAATTGTTGCAGGTTAACGAAGTCCGCTGAAACATCTCCCAAGCCCTTACGCAGTTGTTTTTTAAACTGTTGCACTGTCATATTAGCAGCATTGGTACTTGCAATGATTGTCCCATTCTCTGATAAAATATCAAGACTCTGTGCGATTAACTTGTGGTAATCCTTATTTGCTGAGAAAGTGCGTTTCTTATTTCTGGCAAAGCTTGGCGGATCGATGACGATAAGGTCATAAGATAAGCCTTTTTTCTTTGCATATTTGAAATAATCAAAGACATCCATCACGACCAAGCGATGATTGTCCATACTGAAACCATTAGCTTCAAAATGAGCCGTCGATAATTCACGTGAACGCTTAGCCAAATCAACCGATGTCGTTTCAACCGCTCCACCCATAGCCGCAGCAACTGAAAAAGCTGCCGTATAGGAGAACATATTCAAAACTGATTTACCCAAAGCTAGGCCATTAACTAAACCATCACGCACTTCATGCTGATCAAGGAAAATTCCCGTCATTAGCCCATCATTGAGGAAAACTTCATAAGTGACCCCATTTTCTAAAATGGTGAAGGTATCAGCCGCCTCTTGCCCAAAAAGATGGTCTGATTCGAAATCAAGACCCTTGAAGCGGATTTTCTCATAGCCTCCCAAGACCTCAGGAAAGACCATTTGGAAAGCCTCTACAATATCATTTTTCAAGGAATAAACAAAGGCATTGTACCATGAAAAGAGGGCATAATCCCCATATAAATCAATTGTGAGACCACCAAAATCATCACCATCTTGGTTGAAAAGACGAAAAGCTGTCGTCAACTCATTATCATAATAGGATTGACGTTTGGCCTTAGCCCTTTCAAAAAGTCCTTGAAAATAAGTCACTGTCAATTGTTGTTTTTTAGGGGACAGAAACCATCCTATCCCCTTATTTTGACTTGACAAATAGCCCGTTCCTAAAAAGTCTTTGGACTGGCTATAAAGGTAAACCAACTGATTATTTTCAGTGATATTTGGAAAATCTTCTGCTAAAAGAAGCTGTTTTCCTTGTTTGATTTTTTTCTCCGCAAAGGGACTTACCGTCAATATACTCATGTTACTATTATACCAAAAAAATGCTATTATTTCTGTTTCGTAACTAGATTTTATCAATTATATGTCAAGGAATATCACACTCAATGGCAGTAAATTTTTGAGAGTCATTATCTTATTTGGTATAATGATTAAGATAATATAGAATCAAAGGAAGTATTACTTTGAAAAAAATTACTGAAGCCTTTTGGAAAGGAGTTTCATCAAGACTTGGATTTATCCTCTTGTTACTCTTCTTTTACTGGCTAAAAACCATATTCGCTTATTACGTCAACATTAATCTTGAGTTGGAAAGCAGATATCAGGTTATGCTTTCGCTGATTAACCCTATTCCACTAGGATTAATGCTTCTAGGTTTAGGACTATACTTCAAGAAACGACGTTTCTTTTATAGCATTACCATTGCTATCTATGTCATCCTTAACCTCTTACTTATTGCTAATGTGATTTACTTTGGAGAGTTTACAGACTTCATCACTGTAAATACCATCCTAGCAAGTTCTAGTTCGGCAGCAGGACTAGGAGACTCCGCCAAGAACCTTCTTGAGCCAAGCTATCTCTTCTACCTGATTGATGTACCTTTCTTCATCTATGCTGGTTTCAGGAAGAAGCTTAAGATGGACAGCAAGCCATTTAACAAACGAGCTAGTTTTGCCGTCACTGCACTGTCGACACTCCTTCTCTCAGTTAACCTCTTCTTAGCGGAAGTTAACCGTGGCGAGTTGTTGACACGTGGTTTCTCAAATAACTATATTGTTCGTGCTATGGGGATTCCCTTCTTCACAGCCTATTCTGGTAACTTAACTTATCAGGCCTCACAGGCTCGTTCATCTGCAACAGCTGAGGATATGAAAAAGGTTGAGGCTTACGTTAAGGAGCACTATGCGGCACCTGACCCTAAGTATTACGGAATTGCTAAAGGAAGAAACGTCATCGTTATTCACTTGGAAAGCTTCCAACAGTTCCTCATTGATTACAAGCTCAAAGTAGACGGTCAAGACTATGAGGTTACACCATTCATCAATTCCATTTATCACTCAAATGAAACTCTAGCCTTTTCAAACTTCTTCCACCAAGTAAAATCAGGTAAAACTTCTGATGCTGAAACCTTGATGGAAACGTCTCTCTTTGGACTAAGTACAGGGTCATACATGGTAAACTATGGTGGTACCAATACAGCCTATGCTGCGCCATCTATCCTAGCTCAAACAGGTGACTATACGTCAGCTGTTTTCCACGGAAACACTGGATCCTTCTGGAATCGTAACAATACCTATAAACAATGGGGGTATAACTACTTCTTTGACTCATCAGCCTTCACTGAAAAAACTGATGAAAACTCCTTCCAGTATGGTCTAAATGACAAGTACATGTTCCCAGATTCCATCAAGTATCTGGAACAAATGCAACAACCTTTCTACGTTAAATACCTTACAGTATCTAACCACTACCCATATACTTCTCTCTCAGGCGATGAAAAGGAACAAGGTTTCCCACTTGCCGAAACAAAAGACGAGACAGTCAACGGATATTTTGCAACAGCTAACTATCTTGACTCAGCAATCAAAGACTTTTTTGATTACCTCAAGGAAACCGGTCTTTACGATAACTCGATTATTGTCATGTACGGTGACCACTATGGTATCTCTGATACACGAAGCAGCAATCTCGCTGAACTTCTCGGTAAGAACCCTGAAACTTGGTCAAACTATGATAAAGCCATGCTTCAACGTGTTCCTTACATGATTCATATTCCAGGCTATACTGGTGGTGGTATCTCTAACACCTTTGGTGGTGAGGTTGATGCCCTTCCAACTCTCCTTCACGTTCTTGGCGTTGACACTAGCTCTTATATCCAGATGGGACAAGACCTCCTATCTCCTGATAATAAGCAAACCGTCGCATTTAGAACCTCAGGTCAATATGTTACTCCTCAATACACCAGCTACTCTGGTCGACTTTATAACACTCAAACAGGGGAAGAAATTACCAACCCTGATGAGACAACTAAAAAAGATAACGAAGCCATTCGTAAGGCAGTAGCAACTCAGCTTTCGATGAGTGACGCTGTTCAAACAGGTGACCTTCTTCGTTTCTATACGCCAAACGGTTTGAAGCATGTTGATTCTAGCAAGATTTCCTACACTAAACAGATGGATCAACTGAAAGAAATCAATAAAAAGCTGAAAGATAAATCAACCAGCCTCTACAAACAAAAAGGCAATAAATCAACAGCTGATCTATTCAAGACCCCATCTTACAAGGAACTACATCCTGCAGAATCTGAATCGAGCTCAAGTTCAAGTGAATCAGAGCCAAGTAGCTCTTCAACGGAACAACAATAAGCCTTAAAAGCAGTCCTGTTTGGACTGCCTTTTAAGATTAAACAATTATCAATCGTACTTAACTAGAAAATCATAATCCTCATAGCACTCGCCTCAAACATATTTCTTGCTAGTTTACTATAAGCGTGATTAAATAGAGTTTGTAAGAAAACTTATAAAGGAGAACAGATATGAATCCAATGGACCTATTTAACCAAGTAAAAGAAATGATCGAAAAGAAAGATTTCGAAGCTGCTAAAAAGTTTGTCGATGACAATAAAGATGATTTGGGAGAGTACTTCGACCAAGCTAAATCTCTTGTGTCAGGCAACGAAATGGTCAGTGGAGCTTTAGACAAGATTAAAGGTCTATTCTAAGACGAAATCCCCTCAATCAATAAGATTGAGGGGACTTTTTATGTTTAGAGTTTCTATTTAGAGACAATGCATAACACAATCTAAGATTCTTTAGAAACACAAAAAAGAGATTCCCTAAGGAACCTCTTTTTGTTCTATATGACTATAGAATTATTTTTTCAAGTTGTAGAATGATTTCAAACCACGGTATTCTGTTAGTGCCATTTTAAATGCGTATATAATAGGAAGAAAACCTATTATATAAGGACATATGCGTGTAAGATGTAGACGGTAAAATGCACATAAAGTTACTAAAGTTTACACTTATTGCCCCTTATTTGCCCCTTTTTTATAAAAAAAGACTTGGCAGCATGAGCTACCAAGCGGCATGAAAAAAACAAAAACATTGAACGTGAAAGTCCGTCTATAGTGTACCTCAAGTTAGATTAAATGTCTAATTCAAAACAAAGAATACACAAAAAAAAAGCCCGACATAAAGTCGGGGCAGTTCGAGAAATTATCGAAATAACGCCAGTATTCCGAAGTCTATGTTATCACTTATCTGTGGAAATCACAAACATAAAAAAGAGCTATGAGACTAACTCATGGCTCTTTGCCTATGATGGATCTTTATTATAACACAAAAAGGGCCCTCTCTCAAATAGCCCTTTTCGGTGGGCGCGACGGCACCCGTTCCATAAAATTCCATCGGGCTACGTGCACATAGCTTACATGGCGCTGAACTTAATCAGTCTTTTAGACAGTCAAGGCTTGCTTGCTGTAGGTATATTATACCAAATAAAAAAAGCCCCAGCAAACGCTGAGGCTTCGACCACTACCACCATGATGTCCGAACTGTGGTCTGTCGGGAGGTGATATACTCCTTTTTAATTTTATAGTTTTCGTGGTTCTTTTATTTAATTATACACCAGTTTGACCTTGTGTTGCTTGTGCACGTTCTTCAATCGCTTTAACCACTGAGGCACTCGCTTCATTGATTGCCTTAGAGACTGCCGCCGTATCATTTGACTGACTATTCAAGAAGCGGTCAAAATCATCGTCTGGCAAGGTCAAGTGTTTAGCTCCCGCTGAACGTAGAGCGTCTACTGTTCCCATTGAGCCGATACCAAATACACGACCATTAACTACACCAAGATATCCTTGGCTTCCACTTTCGCTACGCAATACATAATCCATATTTTCTTCTTCCTCTTTCTTATTAACTAAATTGTCGCCATCATTAATAACGACTACGTTCTTATCCAATCCACCAGCTAAGCCGGTTGATGTAAACTGCCACCAACGTGTGTGCTCCATGTTTGGATACACGCCCCAATATGGTTCTGGGCGTACCTCATAATCTGGGTAGGCTGCAATCCATAGGCTATTTGGATAGCGTGCAGTGATTTGATCTACATACACATTAGCTAGTGTGTATGGTTTGTAACTGTAATAGATAGGCTCAAATCCGCTTGCCTTACAGATATCCATAAACGCTAGGACTGCATTAGTGTTCGCTTGTTTATCACCGCTTGCCCCGTCTTCGTAATCACATACAAGATAACGTGGGTGTGATGGCAGATTACTGATAAAGTAGTTAGCTTCAGCTTGTGCCGTTGCCACATCTCCACCGAATCGAGCGAAGTGATAGTAACCAATACAATTACTTGTGTTAGTTTGTTGAGCCACTACTGGACTAACCCAGCCCACACCCTCGGTCACTTTGATTACCGTGTTATTAGTGCCGGACGCTTGACAGATACCAGTCAAGTCTCCCGGTTGATATGCTGACACATCGATGAAATAGGCGTTTTCAGTCATGCCATCGAATGGCAATTCAAACCATCCAACCATTTGCTGACTTGGTGCATTCCAGTCTACATAGCTGAAATTACCAGCGCTATCAAGGTTTCTAGTGACCTTGCGTGTCCAACCGCCGTTATAGAGGGCGTCACCGTTGCCGTCAATATTCTGTTCGACTGTGGTAACTGTTCCGTCTGGGTTTTCTGCGACCACGAAACCGATGTGCCCGAATTGATGATATGGCAAGCAGTTAGTCACCCAAACACTCCCGACTGGTGGATTGTTTGCACCATTGAAACGTGTGACTTTAAGCCCTAGACTTTCTGCTCTACTCAAGCCATCAATGGCGTTTAAATAGCTGAAATCAAGGTTAAACAACCCTTGATACTGTAGCACGTTATCAATCAAACTTATACATTGCCCACCATAAGGGTTGGTAGGAACAGTGACACGTTGATTGACTAGGCTTTCAAGCGTGTTTAATAACTGTGTTTTTGATGTCATAGGTCTCCTTTCTCATAATTATTTCTGTTTAATTTCCAAGAGCATCTTCTCCAAGTCAGCAACCTTCTGTTTTAAAGCGTCAATTTCGCTCGTAGGTAGTTGAGATTTTGTTACAAGTGGGTCTGCCGCAAATTTATTTTGTTCCATAACTTGTAGGAAAAAGTTATTATACGTTGGAAATAACCCATACGCTTGGCTAATAGACAAGGATGACGATTGTTTACCTTTAATTTCCTTGATATCCTCACCGACAGCTTGAGCAAATTCTGTGAACTTACTCATAGGCTCACGCTTTCGCTGCAGCATATGCTGCTACCAAGTCCTCAGTTTCAATAGCTGTAATACGATTACCAAACTCTGTAAGTTTAGTAATGATACCAGAATCAACATTACCACCACCAGCGGCGATTTTATCAGCAAGTTCTTTAAGTGTATCAAGCTCTTCAGGAGCCCCACCAATAAGGTCAGTTTTAGCTTGCGTGATAGCTTGTGTCAAACGTTCTTCAGTCACACCTTCCGAACCCTTATCAGCCTTGCCTGCTAAGGTTGTTTTGATTTCTTTGATGTCAGCACCCACGGCTTGGGCGAAATCATGTAATTTACTCATTTATGTTTCCTTTCAAATTTTAGCTAGATTGTAGATATTTACGAGGTCTTCCGTGGTGTCACTACCACCAGTGATTAGCCCAGAATCTCGCAATTCATCCGCTAACAGTTTTAATTTAGGGTCTTTTTTTGATGGAATCACACCGTCAATGTTAAGTGAGCTCTTAACTTTTACCTTGAAATTGTTTGATGGGAAAATATGCCCGTTTAGTTTAACTTCGAGGTAGTATGTGCCTGGCTCTACGACATCGCCCATGACAAAGGTAAAATGTCCGTTCTCAACGGTTACATCTTGGTACAATGCCACGGTTTCATCGTTTGACAGTGTGAGCTTGCCAGTTCCGGACAGCTCCATGCGTTTGCCATCAGCCCCTAGAATTTCAAAACCAAAGACTGAGGTAACATCCCCAGACTTGAGAATGTCACCACCTTCTACTTGGTTGATAGAGGTCATGAGTTTAGCCATAAGCTAGTCCTCACGAGGGTGGTTATAGTTTAATGCACGCTCACTGTCTCCGACACCCTTAGTTGTTGGGTCGGTAACAATACCCAAAATTACCAAAATCACAACGAATGTATTTACCCCCTCTTGAATGTTATGTGGGATTTCAAGCCCGAATTGTTGCAACATCAAGAAAACTGCTGAGATAAGAGCTACCAAAGTAGCTTTGTTTTGCAAACGTAGTTTAAAATTAATCATTTTTTTCTTCCTCCTCGGTAAGATTAAATTTATCCTTATCAATATTTTTCTTGACAAATCTGTCAATAAAGGGAATTTCAACCCCTAGAGCCGATAAGCTAGCCAAAATACTAGCCCCGTATGCTGATAACATGGCGAAAATAAAAGCATCCATAGCACCGCCTAGATTCATAAAAACCATAAACGGATAAGACACGGTCACGATAATCAACATAGCCGTGTGGCTAACCAACCCTTTTCGAAACTTACGGCTCGAAAATTCGTGGAAAGCCCATGACCTTGAAACGCCCAACACGATATCAGCAACGATTACAAGCATGAGCAGGAACACCCATAGATGCTCGTCTATGCCATGCTCATAGAAATCTTTGACGACTTCAAACACGCCAAAGATGCCGTCCGGTTTGTGCATTTAACACTCCTTAACATATTTATTTAACCCCCATTTTTTTACGCATTACGCTTGTGTAGTATCAGCCAAGATTTCGTCTTCTACCTTGTAACGCAACTCACGTAGGGCACGTTCGTCTGTACGCATTTCTTGACGATGTTTTGCGTAGAGTTCGGCATTAAGAAGATTTTCTTGCACTGTAGAGACCGCATTGGAATCTACGCTGATGAAAGTCTGTTTTACAAGGATTGTAGCTCCTTCTTCTTCAACATTAAATTCTGCATTGATTGTACGTTGTTTTGTAATTTTAAGTGACATAATTATTCTTTCCTTTCTTAATTTGGATAATTATCTTCAGTGATGTAAGAAACAGTTCCGTTGTAAACAGCTTTGGTGTCCGATTGATTGGTTAAATTAATATTACCGTTTGGCAATAGATGCCACGTTGCTACACCAATTTGATTGCCACCAACATTTTTACTTGCGTTCAAATTCGTTTCGACGACTGGTCTAAAGCCTTCTGGCATCTTTTCGTTAAGCTCTTTATATTCGATCCCACCTAATGCCGAATAGATGCCACGAACCAAGCTGCACATTACTGTATTCCCTTTTCTTACCATGTTAGCTTTAATACCAAAGCCCATATCGACTTCTTTCTTTATCAAAGCCGGTTCTGGTTTCTCTGGTTTCTCTGGTTTAGGTGTGTACTCAATCCACGAGCCGTTAGAGTTACTAGTCACCGTCCGTTTAAACATCCGACCAGAAACAGTCGTTAATGTCTGATGATATCCAGAAACGCTTTCCACGACTTGCAAATAAGCCCCCTCACCCGATGCTGGATGGTTTCGGTAGTTCCCTAGAATCGAATAGAATCCAGTAGTTCTATAGTCGTTTAGGTTATCCACTTTAGTATCCATTGCTGCACCGTTTGGCTCGGTCAGTTTGTGGTGCTGAATCTGTTTGCGGTTTGAGTAAATTAAGCCATCGACATCCAAGGCCCCACGCTCACGGTATTTATTAATTCCGATACCTTCTTTGTCGTAGGATATTACAATTCGGTCGCCCGTGACTGTAGCTTGGAAAGATACGCTAGTAAACTTATCTTCCAGTTTTCCAACCACAACATAGGATGTATCGGCTGGGTATGATTTGCCAAGATTAGCATTAGAAGCGTTAAATTCAGAAATCTGCGACCATGTTCCACCAGCCCCGCCGTTATCGATAGTTTCTGTATCCGAATCGACTTGCCGTGTGGTGAACGTTAGCTTCATCGGGTTTTTTTGAACACCATTGACCATAAGTGGTGCGACTTTGGCAAAACGCTTGATGGTCAGTGTGCTGTTGGTTGCACCACTGCGAACTACTTCGAATTTCAATGTTGGACTGAAGTAATTTAAAACAGTGATGGTCATTTCGTAAGGGTCAGATCTAATCCCTCGACTATCTTCAACATAGCCCCTTAACGTGAATTGTGTATCTTTGTTGACGGAAATTTCACGGAAAGTGCCGTTAGGTGCAGAAATCGTGTTATTATTCCCGACGATTTCCATAAAGTAGCCCGTGATAGATGCTCCGTACTTCGCTTGAACATTATCAAAACGTGCATAGATTTTCGATAGCACGGAAACAAAGTGTCTATCCGATTGAGTGATGTTCCTTGTAAATTCAGTGGCATCCGCTAACGCAATCCTAGAGAATGTGGGCTTAACTCTGTTTAACGACAAGCCAGCAGTGAATGTTTTAGATTGCGTGTTGATTAGTTTGCCGTCAATGTATGTGTCTAGGAATATCGTTCCCCAGCCTGACGAACTGTTAGGAATGTCATTAGCAAAGCTCTCTGGAATTGCCCATCTATACGATGTGTCAATATTATCTGCCAGTTTTCCTTCGAGACCATACCATGAGTATCGTAGTGTGTGCTTAGCTGAAGCTACTTTTTTAGAGATAGAGAAATTAACACTATCACCTAAAATGACATTACTAGGCATAGTTAAGACGCTAGCATTGGCTATCGGGTCCAAAGTGATGGTATACGGACCAACGGTTAAGTCTTGAGGTCCAGAACCATTACCATAGCTATGAAAATAAGCAATCGAACCAAAGACATTGTTTCCGTTCTTGTGCTCAACTGTGATAGTTTTGTCAATGAATTGAACTTGCGAGTTTTTTTGTGGCATATCGGCAAAGCCCATGTCACCAATGTATTGACCAAAAGCGTCGATATACCACTTACACCAAATGTGCGTGAATGTTTTTTCACGGTTAAACAAGGTCAACCGAACACGAATGGTGCTGGTATTAGCTTCGGCATTCTGACTGACTTGGTCAATCGTCATTCGAACACGGTAGCCCCGTTCTTCCTGCGACCAATATTCTGCCATCTTACTTACCTCCTACATATCTAATGACATTCCTATCTGGATTGATAAAATCTTGTTCTTCCCTAAAACGACCAATCTGGATAGTTTTCGAGAAAATACCGTTCTCGATGTGAATGACACCTTGTGAAATGTACATTACCTCGTTACCAGCTGAAAACATTGAAATCCGACCATTTGGATTGAATAGCATAGAGCTAGAGTTATCCGTTTTACCAATGACAAGCCCCTCGTTAGAAGATGCCATGTAACTGTCGATAAAATTCCAACGCTCTGACATATCATTCAGATTGTTCTCTAGTTTTGCGACACGAGCACTAGCATCCGCAAGATTCTTTTCGGCTTGTGCACGATTGGCGTTGTTTGCATTAACGAAATCTTGGTAAGCCTTCACCCACTGATTGAGTGTATCAAGAGATGCTTTAGCTTCTAATTCGGCTTTCATCACTGAATTAATCTCATTCAAACGGTTTAGCTGGCTTTGCGTCAATGCGCTATCAGCCTTGCTATTTAGTTGTTTTTCTAAATCTTTAGGGGACGCTTGCCACGCCCGGTCAGTTGTGCCTTCATAACAATCAAGCTCGGTGAAGAATAGCAACGACTGACTGCCGTTTGTCGTACCAGTATTATCGACACGGATGAACCCTTCATCACATTCGCCGGAGTTGAAAGTGAAGTGAAATTTCTTAACACCGCTTGTGGATGGCGAACCATCGAAATGCTTGATATTGACTACTTTGCTAAACACTTTAGTTTCGTTTGATTGGCGACCAAGAAAATAGATATCCATTCCCTTTAGGTTACCGCCTGCCAAAATCGAAACATTAAGAGAATAGTTAGTGTTTCGTTTCACTGGGAATCTCAGCGTAGCGCTTGGCGTTGTTGTTGTTGTTGTTGTTGCTAACAAAAACATTGGTTTCGAGCCATTGTAATAGAGTGAATGACTTGAAACAGATAAATTTGAGTTAGGTTGTGATGCTTCCCAATAGCCCCAACCATCCAAATTATCCGGAAAGGCTGAGTTAGTTATTAGGTTTTCGCCACCAACCGAAACACTGCCGGTCATATCGTTCCATGAGTAATCGGCTGGGTTGGTGCTGTCTGTTTTGTCAAAGTTAGTACATACACCCAAATAACGCTTGTTCCCGTCTTGTGTCAAACTGAAACCGTTTCGACCATCAGCGCTATCCGCATAAGCAAAATGAACGTAAGGCGTTCTTCCGTCTGCTCCAGCTTTCCCCGGAATACCATCCCGTCCATCGCTACCCTTCCATTTGCTCCAGCGGTAGTCTTGCGGGTTTCGGCTATCTGTAGCGTTGAAATCTTGGTACATACCAATAAATGCCTTGTTGGTGTCGGTTTGGCTGAAACCACTACCAGACACGGTATCGGCGTAGGCAATGTGGGTGTACTGTGTTTTACCATCAACACCTTTGACACCGGGTATACCTTGGTCGCCCTTTGGACCTTGCAAACCTTGTGGACCGGTTAAACCTTGTGGCCCTGGCAAACCTCTATCGCCTTTTTCTCCTCTATCACCTTTAGCACCAGTATCACCCTTCGGGCCTTGCTCACCGATTTTAGAAACCGAGTAGCCCGTTTCGTTCGTGTTATCGGTATAACTCCAAACGGTTTTCGTCCAGAGGTACTGCCCAGCCGGTACGTTAGGCACTTGACTAGTCCAACCAGTCGTTGGTGCTACTGTGCCTGATGTTCCTTGTGCGTAGGTGATTGTGGTGCTACGAATACCGACACCATCTTTACCAGCGATACCATTATTCCCATCGTTACCATCTCTAGCAACGTAGGTTTTTTGGTATCCCGTTTCAGTAGTGTTATCCGTGTAAGTCCAGACTGTCTTAGTCCAAAACCATTGCCCCTTAACTAATGCCGGTGGGTTTTGATACCATGCCGTAGGTGGCACGGTTTCGGCTGCAGATAGACCATAGAGAACACTGGTATTTCTAATACCGATACCATTTTTACCGGGTAAACCATCGTTACCACGGTCGCCCTTTGGTCCTTGTTCGCCCATCTTAGCGACTGAAAAACCTTGCTCGCTCGTACCGTCTGAATAGAACCATGTCGTTCTAGTCCATAGGTATTCGCCGGGGTTAACTGTTGGGATGTCTGGAGACCATGTACCGTCTTCAAATACGATGTTTTTAATCCAAATTGAATTGTCTGTCGTATAGGTATTGACACGAATTTCATAATCACCGGTTGGGCGGTTGTGCGTGTATCTCGTACCGTTAGCCGTGTTATCGTCCGAAATAATTGCCCATGTACTAAAACTTGGATTGATAATCCAGATTGTAGCGTTGTTATTGCTTGCACTCACATCGTGCTGATTGGTAAACGCTCCATTAGTTTCAGCGGATAAGATATAAGTCTTACCTTGTTCTAATCGGACACGTTGGCCGGTCATGATGAGGTTGTCAGTCGATGAATTAGATGGTTGGTATTTATCACTAATTGCTGCGATTACGCTACCGGACGGTTTATTGACACCGTCCGTTGATTTCGCATAACGTAGCGTAGTGTTTACTAACCCCACGCCATCTTTTCCGGGAAGACCATCGTCACCTTTAGAGCCGTTCTGTGGTATGTATGTTTTTTGATATCCAGTCTCACTAGATAAATCCGTATACATCCACTGTGTCTTAGTCCATAAGTATTTACCTTTGACCAAAATAGGTGGGTTTGAAGTCCAGCTTGTAGGCATTACAGTGTCACTGTCACTCATGCCGTAAGTGATAGTGGTAGTTTTTAAGCCAACACCGTTTTTTCCGGGAATACCATCGTTACCTCTATCGCCTTTAGGGCCTTGGTCGCCTTTGTCTCCTTTTGGTCCGGGAGTACCATTCCTACCGTCCGAGACATTTAAAAAAGTAACTTCTTCTGAAGCTACTTCTTTATTATCTACCCACGCCGAAACAGTTAAGGCGGTTGGTTGGGTAATCTGTGATGCCACCATGTCGTAGGTCATCCCCACATATTTTATGACACCGTCAATTACGAAACGCCACGTTGCGTTAACAGTCTTATCGCCTTGTCTCAAAGCTGGTCGAACAGTCGAGCGACCAACGCCGTTTTTAAACGCCGTTCCGTTTGTGGTCGTGATCTCGACACGATACGGTAGAGATTTAGAAACAATCTCATCAATGCGTTGTTGTAAACTACCAGACGGTTTATTGTCCAGCTTTCTGAAGTTGGTAAACACCACTGAGTTATTAAGTGGCATATCAAAACTGATTACCATTTCAGACACACGAGCCTCAAGGGCTAACCCACCTCTGAAATTATTATTAATAATCTTAACAGTGTCGCCTAAATTAATATCCTTGTAGTTTTCAATAAAGCTAGATTGAATATCAACGGTGTAGGTCAATAGCGGGTAAGCGTACTGCTTGATGGTACGCAAGGCGTAACCTTTTAAAGCATTGACATCCTTGTATTCGGTTTCAAAGTCCTTACGTGTCCATCTATCCGTATCACTATCTTTCAGTGTAGACGGGTATTTCTCCATAGACAGCGGTGCATAGACCATTGGACTGCCTTTTTTAGAATAAAACTCTACTTGCCCACGCTCGTTTTTTTCTTCAAACTCAACGCTCTCAAGATTAGTCCCTTCTTGCCCAACGAAATACCCAGCGTTAAACAATTGGGTTTTATCGCTAGCGACTTGGACACCTTTTAGCCCGTTTTGGTAGTAGAGAATAACATCCCCTCGGACCTTACCGATACCGTGGTGATTTTCGTCTGGTTGTTGGTAGATGTCAATGACAAACTTTTTCAAAGTGCCGTCTCGATTCAATTCGGTACGGAAAATAAATTCTGCATCAAATTGATTCATCAAACTATGAAGCTGCTCTAGTTTAGTACCGTTTTGAGATTCAAACGTGATAGTTCTTGTTTTATCAGCAATTTCATTGATACCAATTTCAAGGCCGGCATTTCCTAGCAAGTCTAGTTCTTTTAAATACCAAGCGATATTCTGTGGTTTATCTGCCTTACGAGACTGTGCAGATTCCATAGCTAACTCAAGATTGGTATTATTACACGTTACTTGAAAACTATCATCGTTTTCAACAAGTTGCGACACATAGAAAACGTGATAGGTATTATCGTAGAAGAATGACACATACATTTGATCATTGATGTAAGCTACATCCTCGTGCATTTTACCATTCACAATTTTAGGGATTGCAAAATCGAATGTACTGGTTGAATACTCAAGGTAAGTGTGCCATTGACTGTTAGAATAGGGCAACATGCCCGGAACGTTATTGTTTAGGGCACAAACCTTACGCATGTTTTTATCATGAATCCAAATTTGCATTAAACAAAATGCTCCTTCCAAGAAATTTCAATAGTTGGGTCAGTTCTTATCCAACTTGATGTGTAGATGTCGATTTCAGTTTCACCAGTGCCGATACCGAACGGCTCGGATAAATAAGTTAACTCATTAGATGCTGGCAGATTGTCAACAAAGGTTTTGCCTTTCGACATGTCAACTTCCAACACCGAGCCTTTGCCAAATCGGTTAGGGATATCCTCGGTAGCATTGACGAAATCTTTGCGATAACAGAATTTATCGACATACATATGAGTTACAAGCGGACTTTGACCAACTCCGGACAATAGAACACTAACTTTTGCTGACTTACGACCTTTTAAGATAGGCACTTTGTATTTTAAGTAAGAGCCCCACCAGTAAAAAATTAATTCATCGTCTCTACGTGCCATGTCTGACCATCCACGTTGTGCATTAAATGGATTGTGTTCGTCTAAATGCGTTCCTAGAAAATGCCTACTGTCGATAATTTGATAACTACCTTTGCCATCAGTGGTCATGATGTTGTAATCACAACCCAGACCATTTTCTTTCTTCTTAGACTCTACGCCATAAAGAAAATGCCCTTGGTCGTCAGAAACACATATTTTGAGATAGCCATATTGGCTAGGCAACCCCAACCAAAAAACTTGTCTCCACCAGATATAGTCATTTAACGAACCTCTTTCACCGCTAGAATCAACTGGGATATCCCATGAAATCGAACTACCTTGAAGGAATTTATTTCCATTCCCTCTTGAAGTCAATGCAATGTTAGGACGATTGAATACATCGACAATGTTTAGCGTCCCGTTCAAATCAGCACTATTGTCGTTGAAAATACCATTGTTTTTTGAGCCACTCGCAAAACCTTTTCTAATGCCATCTTCATCACGATAATCCAAAAGGACCTCTGACCGCTTAACATCTTGCATATCAGCTTCATTAGGATTGCCGATCTCATAGCTTTCGCTGGAAGATTTTACAATCCCAACCCAGCCATTATCTGAGTTAAACTTCAGCTTAATGTCTGGATAGGTTTCAGCCGTACCAAAGTTCTTTAGAGTCGCCTTGTAGTGACCAGTTGAAACCTTTTTAATACTGCCGTATTTCGTTTCACCATCGCTACTTACTAGAGCTTGTGCCTTGTTCTCACCATAACTTTTTGGCACGTCGAACGTGACCGTTACTGTTGCGGTAATCGGTGCGGTGTTCTTGTCAACCGCAAGTGATGCTTGACCAGACGGGATAGCTTCCCAAACCTTGTTAGGCTCATCGCCGAAAATCAATGGCTTAGGCTTATCTACGTTGAGATACCCGCCTAGCGTTTCAGCAATAGTGTTAAAGTAGTCGTAGTTTCCGACTAGGGTAAACGATACTTGAATCTGTTTGACTGACAAGGTGCTATATAGGAATTGCTGGCCGTAGCGTCTACGCCCTTGGTCTTGATAGTTGTTATTGAAGTTAGCTGCCACATTCTTGGTGACATCTACTGGAACAGTACGCCCTTGCCCCTCATTGAATAATTCGGTTAAGTTCTTACCGTCATAAGTTACTGACATTCCTATCAAATAATGCTACCTCCTAGAAACGCTTGTCTGCGTTCATAATCGTTTGTTGCTTTTGTCATGAACGGTGCGAGACCGTTTGACACACTTCTACCATCGATGATATTTCTAACTTCGATTGGGTTAGAGCCATTAGTTACCAATTGACCAAGTAGGTCAATCATGACATCTAACTTGTTTTCTAGGACAGAAACACGCTCACGGTCTGAAGTATTATCGTGATTGCCTTGTGGGGCATCGCCGGCAAAACGTGCCACTGCTTCAGTAAGTAGTTGCCACGCTCTGCCACGTTTGGCGATATCTGTTGGAATGATATATTCTGGCATATCGCCTTCAGCCAATTCATAAACGCCGTTTTTGTGGACTAGACCACCGTTCGCGTAGCCATAAGCCGCGACACGGTTAAAGGCTGCGTCCGATGTACCATAACGATGCTTGATGTAGTTGATTGCAGCAAGCAAGTTATCATAACCATTTCGGATATTGTTGTGACCAGCGTGTTTATATGCGTCGAACGTTGGTTGGATAGTCTGCATCAAACCAATTGAAGGTGTACCAGCTCTGGCGTTACTATCCCAGTTATTTTGAACGTTAGGGTTGCCACCAGATTCACGCTGGATGGTTGCCAAAATCTTAGATACACGGAAGTCATTCGGCTCGATTCCATTTGCTTTCAAGGCACGAACAACCGATTCACGCCATCTTGAAACACCCGTACCTTGAGGTCCATCTTCACCGCCACCAGCTGGGCTGAGCAATGGACCAAGGGTTTTCTTAATCCAATCGAACATGCCACCGACTTGACGTTTAATCAAGGTTTGAAGTGGGCTGTTACGGTCTTTTAACGGTTTGCTATTGTCTTCACCGCTACTGCCACTATCTCGAACACCGAAATCAAGGAAAGTAGCAGCGTTCGAAATATGTCGTCCGGCATATTGGTGATACTGACCATTACCGCCGTAGTTGTATTCTTCACCATCGTAGGTGTCGCCATGTACGGCTGTTACAAAGTCAACGTGGTTACTTGATACCGGACCACCAGTGTAGACGGCTACCGTACCCGGTTTAGGTCTACTTAAGTGTGGCACGCTGGCAGATATCCACTGGTTACCATTACCGAGGTGACTAAATAGACTAGGCTTAACACCAAGGTTAGCCAAACGACTGGCAACGAAGGATACACACTCACGGTAGAAATAACCCCACGGGTCAGCACCAGCGTCTTTAGCCTTGTCTTTGAAGCGGTAGTCATCACCTTTAGCACCCATTGCCACCGTGCCTTCATCCATTGAGGCATTGGCCATAGACCAAAGCTCTTTCCACCAGTTCTTAGCTTCTTCGACTGGTTTCTTATACAACGCATTACCGAGCGGGTTAAACATACCGGCTAATTTATCAGCATTAGGGCTGAATTTTTTAGCTAATGATCCAACTGGGTCTTTAACGACGTCCGTGACAAACTCAATCATTTTCATGAATTTATCGACACCGTTTTTCATGGTATCCCACACTGAGCCAGCAACGTTAGTGGCCGTATCCCAGATTTTAGACCAGAATCCAGTACCTTTTGCAAACGCTCCACGTTCAACGCCCATAAGCATTGCTAGTTCGCTAGCGTTAATTACTTCCGAACCGGCTGGCAAGAGGTATTCAACGTTTCGACCTTGTGGCAAGAATGACTTACCGTTAGGCAAGATTACCATTTCTTGGTTGTTGGTTTCTGGGCTATCGTAACCATCATTGAGTGTAGCTAGCGTAGGCTTAGTGATTGGGTTTCGGTATGTGCTAAACATACCAGTACCACCGGCAAACTTAACTTTAGGGATTTTTGAGATAGCTTCTTTGCTACCACCGAAATCAGAAATCAGTTTGTTAATACCGTCAATACCGGCGTTAGGCAGTGCGATGACAGCATTGATCCCGTCTCCGGCAAGTTTCTTCATGCCGTCCCACATTTCGCCAAAGCCTTTTTTCACGTTATCCCACGTATCTTTGAAGAACTTAGCGATATTGGTCAATGCGTCGGTAATTAGCTTGGTAATATTAACACCGAATTTTTCTTGTGTTAACGCTCCGATTTCATCCCATTTTTTAGATAGGAATTTCTTAGAGTTTTCCCAACCATCAAACCAATTCTTATTGATACCTTTGTGGTGTTTGTCGATGTCTTTACCAAGGGCGGTCATGGCTTCCGTAGCGTTACCCTTGATACCTTCCCATGTTTTAGATGCGAACTTCTTGACATTCTCCCACTTTTCGCCCCAATCTTTCTTAAGGCTACTCATGTGTTTTGCAACGCCTTTAGCCATATCTTTGACATGGTCCACGGTGCTATCAACAAACTTCTTAAATGGTTTGTTGTGCTTGTACATCAACTCGAAACCAGCGACTACTGGATTAGAGATTACAAGCAATTTCTTAGCAGTGTTAGTAAAGGCTTTAATCCCTTTTTCGCCACCAGTGAAGTAAGTCTTGGTCTTTTCAAAGCCTTTCTTGGTGCTCTTGGTCATTGAGTCCATCGCACCCGTCCAGGTCTTCTTCATGCCATCCCATGTCTTACCAAGCCATTTACCAGCGTTAGAAAATCCGTCTTTGATATTTTTTACAATACCATCAACGAATTTCTTGAATTTTTTGTTGTGCTTGTAAATTAAAGCAAACGCTCCAGCGATAGGATTGGCAATAAATAAAAGGACTTGTTTCCAGTCCTTCTTGAAGAAATCAATGATTTTGCCAAAGATTTCTTTAGTAACCTTGAAGATTTTTTCAAAGGCTTTCTTGGCAGCATTAAACATGCCGTCTACAAAGGCTTTGAATTTCTTATTGTGCTTGTAGAGTAGCACTAGGGCAGTGATAGCCGTAGTTACTGCAACCACAATCAAACCAATCGGGTTGGAAGCCATAGCTAGATTCAATAATTTTTGTGCCGCAGTCATTCCGACTGTAGCTGTTCGCCATGCGTGAATGCCTTTGACTACTGCCGTTATTCCAAGAGCAACCTTAGAGCCTACGAAATAAGCAGCAAACAAAGAACCGACTGTCTTAATAGCCGTCTTGTGTTTTGCAATACCACCCAAAGCCTTAGATAGTGATGTGACTGGTCCTTTAGCCTTCTTACCATTGCCAGTCATTAAATTGAAAGCACCAGCAACACCTTTAATCATGTCGACTGCAACTTCCCAGACACCGCCAGCAAAGTCTTTACCAATGCTGAAAACCGCACCTAAACTGTCTTTGGTTTCCTTGAAGAAAGCCACGATTTTAGGGGCGTTGTTAGCAATGCTCTTACTAAGATTATCGACAAACTTATTGAGACCGTCCATTAAGCCATTAAGTTTATCTGTACCATCACCGAGATTAAAGACTTTAGAAAAGGCGTCCATGATAGTGCCTAAGCCCTTAGAAACGTGTTCCCCTAAGTCTTTAAATTTAGTTTCAGTGTTAGGATCAGCAACCCAATTCCCAATCTGTTGTAAGAATGGGTTTTTCATTTTATCGATTGGGTCACGAAACGCTGCAACTACCGCCGGCATACGAGACTGGATAGTCCTTTCAAGACCGCCGATAGTAGTTGAGAAGTTAGCTGTCGCATCCTTGTATTTGTCTTGCAACTCAAACAAGGCTTTTTGTGCCATTTCAGCGGTAATCTTACCGTCTTTTTGGAGTTCCGCATATTTATCTGCGGTCATGTCTGCAATCCCAAGCTCTTGTGCTGCCACTTCTTTAAGTTGGTTTTTCATTTCCGGGAAGACATTGATAATTGACATCATATCTTGCCCTTGGACTTTACCATTGGCAATCATTTGAGCCCATTGAGTAGCAAAGTTTTCCACGGCTGCATCGGTCTGACCAAACGCATCTTGCAAGGTCAAGATAGCTTGTGTTTGTTGCTTAGTTAACTCGGTATTGTGAGTAACGGCATAGAATTTTTGGTTCATACCGTCAACCATTTCGGTTGAGTTAGCCGCTGCCTGTGCCATTTGGTTGGTCATATCGACCATCTTCTTACCTTCTTCAGCGTTACCGGTAAGTGTTAACCAAGTGGCATTCATGGTTTGTTGGTACTTAACGTATTCGGCACTTGATTGGGCGATTTCGTCAAACTTGCCCTTGATAGCTCCCAATGCGTTTTGGAAACCGTTGCTGATCAAGTTAGCTGCAAACGTAGCCCCAAAGATACCTTTTAAGCGTGAAGTTTTCGTTTCAGTCTCACTGACTTCACTACCCAATCGTTTAAAGCTATCCTTTAAGCGGCCAATGAACGTGCTAGACCGTTGACTTTGTTCAATCTCGTCATTCAACCTATCGGCAGCATTACGAGCATGAGCCAAACTAGTAGCTGTTTCGTCCAACCGTCTACGCTGAACAAGGTATTCTTCAGAGGTTTTACCAGACTGTCGAGCGACACGCTCAAGCATTTCTTTCTGTTTCTCATACTGCTTATTTAAGTTAGTAATCGAACTCTTGTATTGCTTAAGCTGTTCTTCCCTCGCTTCGTCCTCTTTACCTTCCGCTTTCAAGCGTTTAACGTAGGCTTCAGACGATTCATTTTGCAGTTTGTACTCTTTCTGCAATTCAGCAAGTCCAGACCTATGGTAATCTAGGCTATTTTTGGCTTGCCGTTGTTGGTTTTCCAACGATGCCAAACGTGTAGTCGCTTGGTCAATCTGTTGTTGGTACTTAAGGTACTGTTCAGCGGTTTCAGCGGTACTCCCTTTAAGTTGAGACTGTTCTTGTTTCAGTTTCTCAATCTTACGCTGTTGGTTTTGGATAGCATTACCCAAACCATCATACTTAGCTTGTGCTGCCCCCAAATAGTCACCAGCACTACGCATTTGGCTTTCTTGTGCCTTCCATGCGTTAGTTGAACTATTGACTAATTGAGTTAACCGCTTAATCGAGTTAGCCGCTTGTAGCGTATCCAAGGCGATTTCCGTGGACATGGTAGCTTGTACTTTTGCCATGTAATATTTTTCCTCCTTTCCTTAAAAATTAGAGTAAAGATGTTGGGTCAACCATTCTATCTTCTTCCTCTTTGGCATTTAAGATTTTCATTAGCTCGTAATAGTCAGTGTCGTAATACTGATCTAGTGTCCACCCAAAACCTTGGATTGATTTCTTAGCAATGATTTTCAAATCTTCAATGCGATTTTCTAAATCAAAAATCTGTTCGCCTTTAGATTTTAGTCTTTTGGGTCAGTTTCACCAGCGGCATTTTCAAGTTGTTCGTCTGTCAATCCGTACATATAACCCACCAATTTTTCGGCAATCTCTTGTGTACGTTCATTGTCCAAATCAAGCAATTTGTCATAGGCTTCATCATCCAATTTAAGAACAGCACGGATAAACCCAAGCATTTCTTTGAGGATTGTGAAGCTCGCTTGTGCTTGCTCTTGCGTGTCGCCTTCTTCAACGGTGTCGCTGATTTTAAGCACGGCAAGTTGGTATTCGTGCATACGCAAGACATTGCGGTTGCTTGTAGCTACTTCAAATGCCTTTTTACTGATTTCTGGGATTTTAATAGTTTTGATTTCCATTTATCTTTACTCCTTTAACACAAAAATAGAGGTCAGGCCATGAGCCCGACCTCTTGCGAATTATTAAATGCTGTTTGAAGCGGCAGGGAGGACATAGCCACCGAACACTTCTTTGAACATGTTAGCTTTATCGTAGTTAGATGCACCAGTGTAGTATTTTTTGTAAGGCTCACCGCCGAACGCAGTCGCTGACAAGGCGTTGAATGTCATGTTATCATCTTGACGAGTTTGGGCAGTATCGGTATCTGTTGCAACGTTTTGAGTTGATTCTTGCATGATACCGTTAGCAAAACCAAAGAACACTGAGTGTTTGCGGTCGAGTGTTTCAGATTCAATCAATACCGCTGTGTGTGGTTTTTCACCGTCCATCACATAACCACCCTTGCCGTCTGCTTTAAAACCAAGCATTTTTTGCTTAATTTCAAAGTCAAGGTTATTGAAGTCAAACGCTACTGTTGGTGAACCGGGCGCGATCATAACGTCTTGCACTGAGTTGTTCCCAGGGATTTTAGTCGCTTGACCTTCAAGGTTTGAGATGTTAGCGGTACGAGTACCGAGCATGCTTGAATCAACTTCAATCACACCGTCAGTTGAAAGGCCGTCAGCACCTTTAATGAGTTTTTGGGTTTTAGGGTCAACCAATGCAAGGCGGACCATTTTCAAACCTACAATTGCCATATAGTAATTACTCCTTTGTTAAATTAATTTATCGAAAGCAACAAAAAAGACCGCCGTAATCTGCAATGTATCGGGGTCTATACTATGTTCTCTCATATCTGTTATTGAGTAGTGTTCAGATTTCAGAAACTTCAATAGTTTCATTTCAAAGGCTTCGATATCAAAATCAATATCAGCCTTGTAGAAAATCTGGACTTCTACTCTATCTGTTTTACTGAAAAAGGTATTGTTTCCGCTTAAGTCAAGGGATGGATTGCTTTCAGTGAGCAAAACGATTGTCTTATCGGTATTTTCTTCGAGTTCTTTAGGCAAGTTGTTTGCGTAGATTTCGCTTATTTCACCAAATTCTTTGCCGTCAATCAGCTCTTTTAGTTTTACGGTTGCTAACACTTAATCACTTTCCTCCTTTCTTGCGAATGAGTTTTTCATACTCCTCTTTTTCTGCTAATAGCACCTTTTTCTGTACAGTGCTATCGTTTTGGACATTGGTAACGAAATGATCAGCACGGTATTTCTTCGTACCGTCATTTAATCGTCTGGCATTTTGTGCGTGGTAATTATTCTTCCAGCCTACGGTTGCCACACCGTTCTTTCTGCCGTCCGCATTAGTGGACTGGACAGATAAACCGTCAGCCATGTGTCCATACTTCAAATCTTTTTTGTTTGAGTAGTGTTTCTCTCGAGTGACTTCTTCCAACTCTTTTTGAAACACCTTTGCGCCAGCGGTTGTTATTTTGGCTTGTTCCGCTGGTGTTAAATCACCAATGCTAGCTACTGTTTCAAGCCAGCCCTCTAGTGCTTTGTCAAGCCCTACCATAAGCTATCACCCAACTTTCTTATGCTTTCTCAAAGTCAGAAAGTCGTAGCGATTGAGCCCAAAGTTTTCGTTTGGGCTAACACGCACAATATCATACTGAGTGCCATTTAAAACAGCGACTTGACCTTCAATCACTTTAGCGTTGTGGCGAATAACAATCACTCGTGTATCGCTTTCGCCATTTTGTTGGGCCAAATACTCTTGATTGAGTGTGCGAGTGTGTGGCTTATAGTGCAGCGTAAACTGTTTCACAAACTTTGGCACGCTCACGCCCGTAAATTTATTAGGGGTGCTTTGGTATGTACCAAAATCAGCCTTGAAACGAAAGTCTGAGGGTAAATATCTAACTTTAGGCATTAGTCACCTCTTTCTTCACTGTACGTTGCGTATAAGCCCCTTAATTGCCCGATTATGCTATTTAAAGTTAGGTTAATCGGATAAGTCACCGTGTCCGTTAAAGCCACTCTATAAGTGAAATAAGAGCTTGTGAGAGCTATTACGGCCGTGTCATATAGAGATTCTACGCTCTCAAGGTCGTAGAACTTCTTGTCACTGCCGACTGCATTGATAATGTACTGTTGAGCCGATTCAATGTAAGCTGGAATGAGTGCAGTGTCGTCTGTCTCATCCAGATTGAGGGTCTGCATGATAGTTTCCTTAGATACACTCATTACTTACCTCCTAAATTAAGCCCCTGGTGTAAGATTAGCTTTTTGGTCAGCGATAGCTTTGAATGACGCTGGCACAAACGCTTCTTCATCGGTTTTAACAACGTCGAAACGGTCAATCACGCGTACTTTAGTAGTGTCAGTTTCAAACGCACCGCCGCCGATGTTAGTTGAAAGCAATGACAAGTGTTGACGGTCAAACAATGTTACTGCTTGTTTCAAGTCACCAAAGTAAAGTGGCATAGCACCACCAGTGCCGTTAGCAAGCCAGCGGTCTGAAACTTCTTTAACTGCAAATCCATCGATTGAGTATCCAGTTGGTGATTTCACATCACGTTCCATGAGGTAATCACCCATTGCATTCTTAACTTTCTTAAGAGCAGTGAATCCTGAAGTGTTCGTCAAGAAGAATGAAGTTTGTTTGATTGCTGGGTCAACTTTAGCTTCTAGGTCGATGATGTCATCCCATTTAGCCAATGTTGGTTTAGTTGGGAGTGTTGCAATCACATCCAAGATAGCTTTGTTACGAGTAACAACGACTTTTTTCGCAATCCAACCAGACAACCAAGCAAGGATGTTTTCGGCAGAATCAGCAAGCAAGCTGTTAGTCACTGTTGAGATACCAGCATAGCGTTTGATAGCGTAGCGGATAAGAGAAAGTTTTGGATCATCATTAGCACCGATTTGTCCAGCTTCATCATCAAGTTTAGAAAGACCAGTAATTTCAGCCCATTTCTCATAAACACGAGAACCAGTAAGAGTAGTTACGTTTTCAACGTTAACGTATTCTTGCAATGAGTCGTATTGACGAACCAATGTATTGATAGCTGTACGAATATCTTGTGGGATAGTCAAACCAGCGTCTGCACCAGTTCCGTCTGTTTTAGAATCAAGCAAGTTTTGGTAGCGACCACGAACGAGATTTTTGAAGTCTTTAACAAAATTAGCTTTAACTTCTTCTTCGTTTTCAGTCAAAGGTTGTTTTTCTTCCTCTGACATATTCGCTACTTCGCTAGCACGAGCTTCAGTGTACTGCTCTTTGAACATATCACGTTTCATTTTTGCAGTGTCACGTTCGTTTTTGATTGCTTGCAATTCTTCAGCGGTAACTGAATCATCAAGCATAGCTACGTTAAGTTTTTCATTAAGATTTTCGACCTTGTCGCCTTGAGCAACCCAAAGGTCATGCAATTCGTTTGATGTTTTCATCAATCATCTTCCTTTCATTTTTCAAGTAAAATAGCCAATTTCTGCTCACGCAAAGTATTGGTCTTAGGTGTCGCAATCATATTTTTAAATTTAGTGATTGCTGACTTGCTTGGTAGTTGATGTACGGCATTCGTAACCATGATTTCTTCTTCATCGTTGTCGAAAAACATGATTTCGTCCGCAAAGCCTTTATCAACAGCGGTTTTAGCATTAAGCCATGTTTCTTTAGCCATGAGGTCAAGTAATTCTGGTTGTTTAAGACCAGTTTTCATCTCGTAAGCCAATGCAATAGATTCATCAATGCTATTAAGCACCGCTGATTGATGCTCTAGGTCATCACTATTACCAACGATGCCAGTGGATGCCTTGTGAATCATGATATGTGCCGTTGGACTGATACGAACGGTATCGCCAGCCATAGAAATGACACTTGCAGCACTAGCCGCAAGCCCTTGTACGTTGACCACAATACGCTTGCCGCTTGCTTTAAGCATTGTATAGATTTCGCTTGCTGCGAACACATCACCACCATTTGAAGCAATATTAAGCGTGATTTCTTCATCTTCATCGTTAGCAATGGCATCTTGTACCAGTTTTGGATAGGTACTAGACATGCCAAAGTATTCGTAGAATGCACCAGCATCATCACTTACAATATCGCCTTTAATGTCAATCTTGCCCATTTATCTCACCTCCTTTCAATGTGGTACGGTTAGGGTTTTCACCCTTCGGCAACTCTTTAGGTAAAATCTCAGCTTGTTGCAAAATATACAAGCCTTGATTTTGTGCGAGTGTGCCACTTTTAACCATGCTATTGATACGGCTGATATAGTTAGCACCAGTCGGGTCAACCGCTGGGAAAATATCTGCATCCACATCGCATGAAAGTTTTTGAGACAACTCACTAAGAAACGGTCTTAAGTAGCGTACGACTGCTTTAGAATACACATTCGAGCTCATTTCTAGTGATGATTGTTGGTCACCTTGTCCACCGACAACGTTCTCTGGGATACCGTAGACTTTGGCAAATTGTCCGGTCGTCCAGTCCGCTTGCTTAAGTAGTTGGGCCACGTTGGACTTGATTTCAAGAGGTGTGAAATCCTCTAAATCATCCAGTACCAACGGACCGCCTTGCATTTGCTTCATTGCTTGTCGAGAGCGTGAGACCTTAGTTTTGAAATCGAGCAAACCACCGCCCTTGATTTTTAAAATACCATTGGCGTTTAGGGCATTTTTAAGTGAATTAAGCGTTAACTTATCACTAGCCTTTTGAATATCCAATTCTCTACCAAGAGCCATCAACGGACTTACGCTTGTCAAACCACCATCTACAGAAAGCAATCTAAAGTGTAAGATGTCGCTTTGTGGAACGTGCTGTTTTGGCGGAATGCGTGGATCATCGAAAGTGATGTTGTAATAAAGCCCATTCTGGTTGTCCAATCGGTTGAAAGTGACTTGAGACGGTCTTAAATACTCCCACTTCATATCACGCCCATTGTCATTACGCCAGCGATACGCAAAGGCTTCACCACCCAATAGCATTTGAGCAAAGATTGACTGGTAAAAGTTAAAGCGGTTAGCGTTGTTTGACGGGTTATCTACAATACCTTGCATTTGTTTTCGGCTAGTCGTTAGTTTAGCGGTCGCAAGGTCGTTAGATAGCTGACTGATAATAGAGAATAGGTCCGAATTTTTAAGAGCGGTTTCGGCTGATACCCACTCACTACCATTCAAGGTAGCTAAAAACTCTGGATCAGTGATATCAAAAAAGCCCACTTGGTTATTCGGTGGGCTTTCGGTTGCTAAATTAAATATCGGCAATTATTATCACCTCCTTTCTAGCCTTTTTTTGCGGCTAGCTCACTAATCAACCCAGCGAGTACGAATGTGATGGTCATGCTGACACCAAACCACACGTATCCGAGGTTATAAGTCGTTAAATTAAGCGAAATCGCAGCTAAAATGAACATCAAAATGTCAAAAATAGCCCAAATTACCTTAAAAAACTTCAAAATCATGTCTTAATACTCCTCTAGTAGCCCACTATCTGGGTTTTTTAGCCAATTTAAAACGGCTTCTTGGCTCATGTGTTCGACCTTCCACGTTGGATTGTTGGTAATAGCGTAGTCTTCGAACGCATACATACCATCATAGAACGCATCGATAAGAGCATCCACAACGTCGATTTTATAGGTCGATTTCATTTTATCGACTTGAATACCGATGTTATCTTCTTTGATTACCGCATTTATCAAGGCTTTACGCATGATTTCGTCATCTAAACGAGTGATATTTCCTTCGATAAATAGCGTTTGAAGAAATTTCGTCGGGTCTTTCAGTTCGCTTGTCCGTTGTCTAATCGGCATGAGTGGAAAGCTAGTGTTAGATTCCAAGGCTTTGATAATCTTTGATACTCCCATAGCATCGTAGCCAAAAAAGACCACATCAAGCTGATTATCTTCCACATACTCACAAAACCATCGGTACACTTCCTCTGGATTGATAAGCCCTTGTGGGTGGCTTGTAATCGTACAAAAACCCTTGGCTTCCAAATCTCGATAGTTAACACCATCTTGTTCCATTTTGGCTTCTAGCGAGCCCGCTTGTTGCCAAGGAATGAAACTGTGTTGTTCAACATGCCATTTCTGACTACCTTCTTCAGTAACATAGGGATAGACGAAACCGATGGCTGTGTTATCGCTGAACATTGAAGCGTCAAGCCCAACATAAACACGCTTACCCTTGATATCAAATTCATCAACGACTGCATTTTCAATATCTGTTAGATCAAGAAAGCTATTGCTATCAGCAAGTAACCAACAATTCATGTTTTTGACTTGGAAATCAGCTAGTTTTCCCATGAGTAGCTTCTTATCACGTTCAGAAAGTAGCCCTTTCATCAGTCCATCCTTTAGTTTAGGGTGGTTAAGTAGTGGGTTACTTTTTGACCATGTTTCCGGTTTAAAAACTTCTTCCAAGTTATCTTGAGACCAGATTAGACATAACTGATCATCACCAGAACGGTCAAAATCACGTTCCATAATCTCAATCAGTTTTTTCTGCTCTTGATGGAATGGAACATCGGGTGTTTGGTAAGAGGTCGAAATCTCAATAAAACGTGAACCCTCGGTATTAACTTGTCCGGATGTAATTTTAGAGATACCTTCATCCGTTCTAAGCTCACCAACCTCATCGGCTACGGCTAACTTAAAGTGCTTACCATCAAACTTACCGGATTCAAAAGAAATAGTATGGATAGTATTAGCGTCTACGAGCGACTTAATTTCTCGTGAATACAATTGAAGTTGCGTTTCGTCTGCTAGCGACTTAAACGGCTCGTTTTCAATGATTCTCGCCATCATAGATTTAACATAAGTGAACAGCTTCATTGTTTGGTCGAAGTTTAGCGAGCTAACAAGGAAGTCTTGGTTGCTTTGCCCGATAATTTCAATCAGATAAGAGAAATTAAGGCAAATCCCAGCTATCATCGTTTTCCCTTGCGAACGGGCAATCGAGATAATGATATTCGAAAACCTTGGTACATCGTCTAAATCGAACCATGCGAATAGTTGGGCAAATATGAAATATTGCCAATCCATAGGCTCTAGCTTTTGGCTAAGATCATCAACGTTTGGCACTAATGATAGGAATTTCAAGAAACGGTTAAATGCTTCAATCGAGTAGACATAAGGAAAATCGCTATCTCCTTGTCGTTGCAAGTCTCGGAGGTGTCGGAAACATGCTAATTGGATATTGTAACCAGCGACAATCTTGCCATCTAGCACGTTAAAACAGTATTGCGTGCCATAGTCGGTATATGTTTTTTGCTCGTAAGAAAAATCGATGCTATTATAAGCACCGATTACATCTTTCGTTTTAGTTAAATCAATCTCTTGCATGTTTCACCTCCTTTATTTGAAGAATGCTGCCATTTTATCTTTCATAGATGTATTATCCGCTTGGCTTCCGGCTATTTCAGCCAATTCTGCCCGTCCTTTAGGGGTCAAGCCTAGCTGAATGCCTATTTTATTAAGGGTTTCGGCAGCGTCTTTCATCGTAGCAACGGCTGGGTTCTTTTTGAATCCCATTGATTGTTCACCTAAAATTTCACCACTTCCGGGAGACTGGATATATTTAATAATCTCGGTTTGGATACCGTTTTCTTTCACGTCCTCGTAGGCTTTCTTGTAAATCTCGTATGTCGTGCAGTAGGTTTCTACCAGAAAGGTGTCAATGCGTTCGACCTTTTCTGTTGCTTTTAAAAATGGAATGATTTTAGTCCAAACCGTCCTCGCTACTGTTCCTAAGTAGTTCGGTGGGTCAAGCGGTAGAAAACGGTCATTTTGTTTGTAAAACGGCTCACGCCTTGCCGGTGACTTATTTGCCACGCTCTCACCTCCTAAATTAAAAATAGACCCTTGTTAAAACCCTCAAAATTGGCGTGCGGTGTAAGAAAACACCTTGTGGCGGCTCTCCTTGGCACGAGAAGGGGGCGGGGGTCAATTTTAAATTGGGTCGAGGGTTATTACACCACCCTTATTATAAAATCGTGCTATGGGCTTATTAGAGGGGTTTAACGACGTCCTCTTTTTTGCGGGCTATTAAATCAGCCCACGATGCCACGGAAAGTCGTAGCTCGGTGTTTTGTTTCGTTCTATTTTGACCAGTACCATAGATTTCTTGCTCTAGGGTGCGTTTAGTGTTATCACAGCTTCTACACGTTGCTACCACGTTTGAAATTTCCGTCCTAAGTTCTGGAGCTATTTCAACGGGTGTTACGTGGTCGCCTATGCGTGCGTCTGGTGTGGTCACACCCAAGGCAAGACAGTACTGACACAGATAGTTGTCGCGTTCTAAAGCTACCTTACGAATATAAGACCACATCTTTGAGCGATAGAACGCATACCGTTCCTTGCTCTCATCGTCTCGGTTCCTTACTCGTGTGTTGTATCTAGTACGTGAGTATCTCTGCCTTTCTTGCGTGTATGCTGCTTCCATACTGTGGTGTGTAGTACAGTAATGTGCTGGTCTCTCTGCTAAGGCACGGCACCCCTCTGCCTTACATCGTCTGACCATTGGCATTGGCATACCTCCTTTCAGATAAAGTAAAAGAAGAACACTACTGTGTCCTTCTAATTCGATAATACTATATTACCACGTCGATAGTATGATGGTGTATGGATTGGTATAGACCAATGCAGGTTAATCCAAATACTTCTCAGCCTGTCTTAACTTAACGTAGTATGTAGCTTTACTAAAGCCCATGCGGTCACATATCTGCCAGATATCCAGCTGGTCTATATAAACCATTTGTAGCAGGGACCTAGCGTCTATATCCCCCACGTTCGCTATCTGCCGGCGAAACTCTAGTTTCTGTTTGATAGCCTCAGCAGTAAAGCGTTCTACTTCTTCACGGGCTGTCATAAGCTCCACATAGATATCATCCTTGCCCTTACGTTTGCCACCTTGGACCATGTCAGTTTGCATTGCACCAGCCGTTACTTTTAACGCTTGCGATTCCAATCTCTTGATCTGTTCTATCTGACTGTCAATATATCTATCAAGCGCCTTGATTTGTTGCAGCCGTTCCACTGTTCTCATAAATTACATTCCTTTATGATATAATAATATTATTAGCGTTTGAACAGTCCTAGGCATTAGTCTGGGTCTTTTTTTATATAAGAATGAAGAAGGATTAGGTTACCACCTCCCATACATTAGATTTAGCCATGCCACCAGCAATACAAGGCTAGGATTGAACAAAATAAAAAAGGATTCCTCGATTCTATAACTTATTATTTACTGGATTTTATGTCGAGGTCTGTCAGCTCGACAGTGTTGAAAAAGTGTTAAAAAAGTGTCTTAGCCACTAAATAAATTAGTGTTTTGACAGACTAACAGCCAGTGACGGAATCGAACCGTCTATACCATTCTGGCTACAAACCCATTGCCAATGCCGTATATAGAGCACGTTTAACACTGGGTTTCTTACGACCTATCTTGCCCTTAGTTCTATATTTAAGAATGATGCGATCAACTTCATCATCCAATCTCTCGGCCCATTCATAGTTATTGAAGACATAATCAATAATTTCGCTGAATAACTCTCTTGAAAGTACCCCTTCCATTTGGATTGCCTTCAAAGGCGTTAGAGCAGCTTTTTCCGCATAGCACAGATTGAGGGCGTTTGGGGTTCTGTTAACATTTTTCTGGTCGCAGTCCTTGACCTCTCTAATGTAGTTATTTAGGTTGTTAGGGTGTTCCTTGCGCAGTGCTTCCACTTCTTCACGGAACCGCTTGAAAAGGTGCTCTGGCAGTCCTGCGTTTGTTTTCTCCAAAACTGGTTTAGTGGTTTTACCTCTTGTGTAATTAGTGGACAGATAATCTTGAAGATCGTCGAATAACTCGTCAGAAATGATGCCTTCCAGCCTGTCAACTGTTTGAGGTGAGATTCTCGCACGTTCCACGACTGCGCTATTAAACGCTTGGTAAATGATGCGAGCCTGTACTTCGCTGCATCCTCTAACCTCTTGGAAAAACTGTTTATAGGTGCCTTTTTTGTGCGCCCCTCTCAGTGCTGCATGCTCACTGACCAACCGTTGATATAATTCCTCGGTCAGTCCTGAATATTTGTAGGTTTTACTCATGAGCCACGCCCTCTTAAATAGCTAGGAATATCATCCCCGACGTTCACGCTGTCGTACTGCTCCTTGCTGACAAGGAATTTCCCGTAAGCCCCACAATCGAGCGTGTAGAACTTGCCTACCATAGACTTTCCAGTCACCTTGCCATGTAATTCCACTGCATTATCTGCCTTATGGATAACCACTGTCTCGATAGGTCGGTTGACCACTCGTAGAACAGTGGTAATGTTAATTGCTAGCGACACCACTAGCAGAATCGTTGCGACTGCCAGCTCATTATAAATCCTCTTCTTTGACGAATGTTCCATTTACCATCTTTCCCTTTCTGTTTTTAATCTCATCATACGCAATACCGAGACACTCAGTCACATCTAGGTCTAGTTGGTGTGCTAGCACGATAATTGTTACTAGCGTGTCTCCGATTGCATCTTTGAGTGCTGCTTGCGGTTCCGTGAATTTAGTCGGTTTCAAGAGTACGTCCCGAATCTCTCCGACTTCCTCAGTGATACGCATCCACTGAATATTTGGGTCAGCTTGCTTTAATCCACGGCTGTCTGCCCACTTGTTGATTTTAGTAATTAGGTTATTCATCCGCTACCTCCTTCACTTCCACGCCTTCACAAGAGAATACCCAGCCGAAGCCGTTTGATTCAAGCTCTTTGCGGGTGTGGTGTGCTCGAAATCTTTCAAGTTCTGTTTTCGATGCAAAAAGCCATTTTTGAGTTTTTGTATCTCGATTGAGGTATTTACTGTATCCACCAACCCCTTTAATTCGAACCGTGTACCGTTTTTCTTTCTCCACCTCATACCCAAATTGGTGCATGTTGGCAAGGGTTGTGATAGCTCCGTTTTCATAAGCCTTGTACATCCAACGTTTGAAATCATTCTGGACTACTTCATCCCAATTTACCAGATATTCCCAAATAGCTTCGTTTAAAATGTCCTTATGGCCCTCATACCAATCTGCCACATACTGCGGCACTACTGGTTTAGGGAAGAATGAATCATATAAATCCTCAGCATAAGCTACCGAAATACGTGCTACCTTTGCTAATTTCTGTACTGCTTCTTGTCTATCCATCATTTTCCTCTCCTAATAAAATCTTTTCTAACTTTTCAATTTCTTTGGAACGTACATAAATTCGATTCGTCCCGTCTGCGAACGGTGTTTTACAAAAAATGATATTAGGGCCAATAGAGATATGTCCGATATCATCGACATTTAAAATCGTGTCCATGTCAATTCCTTGTGCGATGTTTGTGACTCTGATAAATTTAGCCATTGTTAATCTCCTTCAATTCCACTTCATGGCACTTGCTACCGCCATATTTAGCACCTTGCCGGTGAAACTCGTTCAGTGCCTTATTTTTGTCCTTGTATTGAATCCGACAATATAGCTTGCCATTCTCAAATACTGATACTGCCCAACTCATTTCACGTTCCTTCAATGTCTAACACAATCTTAAATTTCCCAGACTCACCACTTAGCCCGCCATATTGGAACGACATCATTTTGATAACTTCGTGATTGTCGTCTGGCCACAAATTAGCGTCCGTCAATCCGTCTATAATAGCTTTAACAGTGGGATATAGGTTAGGTGGGTCTAATCTTCTTCTGGTTGGTGCATAGACCGTGACAAGCACTTTACAAGGCTTATCCGGGCTATATACTGGCTTAATGTTAAGCCCTGCTTCTGCTCTCGCTATCAATCGCAGTTTCTTGACCATCCGGCCCTCTGCTTGATAGTGAAATCTATCATTACTGTTGATAACTAAATTCTGAGCAGGCTTAGCTTTTGACCTTGGTAATAAAAATTCTAGTTTCAAGACTATTCCTCTTTTTCTGCGGCCATTTCCTCAAAAATTCCATTTAGCGTGACTCCTAGCGTGCTGAATGCGTCATCCGTTGCCCCTTCTTCAGATAGGATAAACATAAGAAAGATAATCCTTAACGGATGCGTGAAAGGTAACTCCATCAAAACGATATTATTCTCGGCCAAAAAATCTGAAATCATATCCAAATAGAAAGGTTTAAGCAACCCGAACGAGCCCTTGGCTACGTCTTCCACTGGTTTTTCAGAAAGGTTATCAGCCTTCATCACTAGAGTAACCCTATCAAATTCAGTTGTTTCCCCTTGCTCTGGTCGGTGTGTTACGTGTCCGACTTCGAGGTCTTCAATGTCGTAACCAAACATAAGAGCGACATCTTTTAGGTGTTCCATTAGTTGTTCTGTCTTAGTCATCTTTAACCCTCCTCAAATTAGAATGGCAAATCGTCACTGCTGATATCCATAGGGTTTGAATTACCGTATGGGCTGCTATCTCTCGCAAAGTTTGGCCCTTGTTGTTGCGGTGTTTGCTGACCATAAGGCCCAGCATAGCCGTTGTTATTGCCAAACGCTCCCGATGTATTGCCTTGGTTAGCATTACTGCCTTCACGTGCTGCTCGGCTTTCCAACATTTGGAAGTTCTCAGCGACTACCTCAGTGACATACACCCGTTGACCTTGCTGATTCTCATAGCTACGGGTTTGGATGCGTCCAGTAATTCCAATCAATGCGCCTTTTTTAGCCCAGTTAGCCAAATTCTCAGCTTGCTGACGCCAGATAACGCAGTTGATAAAGTCCGTTTCACGCTCGCCGTTAGCGTCCTTAAAGGTACGGTTAACAGCTAGGTTGAATGTAGCTACTGCGACGTTGCTAGGCGTGTAGCGTAGCTCTGGGTCTTTGGTTGTCCTTCCAACCAGCACGACATTATTGATCATTGATTTTCTCCTAGAATTTCGTAATTTACAAAGTTATCATCAAGCAATTTAGCGAATTGATGCCATTGGTTTTCACCACCGTGGAACGTAAGAGCAAGATTGACCTTGTAAGGTTCAGCGGGTTTGCTAGGCACTTCCTCGACGGGTTTAGCACCTTCGATTACCTCGCCAGTTTCAGCGTTTACCGCCTTGATTTTCTCGCTAGCTGATTGTTGGGCCATTGCTTCAATTTCTGTCAATCGTGCCACTTCTGCTTTCGCTTTGGCTTCTGCTTGCTGCTTACGCTCTACGGCCGCATCACGGTCTTTTTTCATTTGCTTGAGAATTTCAACTAGAGGTGTATCATTCTGCAACGCTCTTGTGTATGGCTCAGCCGGCAACTCATAGTCAAGGGCTTGTTCCTCAATCATGGCAACGTTAGACTTGTATTCTTCCAGACGGTCATATTCAGCCAAAACAAGAGCGTCGATTTCTTCGATGGTTTCTTTTTTGAGTTCCATCTTCTTGTCTTTGAAAAACTTTTTCAAAGAATATCCGTCGTACTTGTCTTTAAACGTGTCTTTATTCAACCCTGCCAGCTCGCATTTTTCTTCAAACACTGATCTAACGTGGTCAGCTCGTAGCATTGCTTGGTGATTGTCGATTTCATCACGTTTTGCACGCAACTTGTCAACCAGCTCTTGCAATGGCTTGCGTGATTTCTTCAAATTGCCCTCAAATTCTGTGAGTGGGTTCTTATAGATTTTTGAAATCTCTTTGCGTTTTGCGTCTAGCTTGTCGTCAAGCCCTTTATAGCGTGTGATTTCTTTCTTGATGTCACTATATTCAAGCTGGTCCAGTTGTTCGTCTGATAGCTCGCTAACTGCCGCTTGGATAGCTGCATCGAATTTGTCAAAATCAAAGTTAATCTGCCCCGGTGTATAAACTGGTTCGATTGTTTCAAGAAAATTGTTCGTTACGTCCTTCATGTTCTATCCCTTTCGGTTATTGATTTGTGTTTGAATGTCGTTGCTTACCACGTTAAAACCTGCCACTAGCAACTCATGGAAATCATTGAGTTTGTACTTCTTCAAATAGTAATTCGCTACTGTTTCGGTTGCTTGCCCCGTAATTAGAGCTAGCTCATTGATTTGTTGCATGATTGTGTCATGTTGCTCGTTGCTAATGAAGTTAGGTTGTTGATCGCTTCTTGACTCATAGCGTGCTTGTTGCGGTTGTGGCTGTTCTTCCACTTCCTCAGTGTCTTCGACTAGTTCTGGCTCTGGTTGGACTGGTTGAGCTTGTTCCTGTCTTTGCTGCTCAATCTGTGTCATTTTACGAGCCTTAACATCCTCTTGCGTTTCTCGTGGGGTAACGTCGATAGGTGCCGCTTGTTCCATTTCGTCCGCAGTGTATAGACCCCCAACATTTTCGCTAAACGCTTCACGCAATGCAGATACTAAGGCCACCTTGCGGATCATAAGCTCTGGCATTTTAGCCCACATAGATTTCCCAGTATTATATGCTTTAAAATCAGCATCTACATCGATAGGATAGCTACGGTCTTTACGATAGACTTTAGCCCATCCGCCTAGTAGTTCATCGTTCTTACTGTGAATAGTCCCAGTAATATGTTTGATTTCCCCGTCTGGCGTCTCTACTACGATACCCGCTTCAAACCCGTCAAAGTTTGGGTTTTGTTCTGCTCGTTTCATGAAAGCATCTTTTGATACCACAATCTGAGCCGGACTTGTTCCATACTTGATGAAATAGACTTCTTTAGTAAACGGGTTTAAATTTCGTTCCTTACAAGTTGCAAGGAAATAAGCTAGTTCTTCATTACTTGCTTTTCCTTGCGGGTCGAGGTACTGTCTAACGATGTTTCCATTCAATAACTGCGGATTGGTTAGAAAATCGCCTTTGTGTTCCGTGATTTGATTTGTCATGTCGATTATTTCCTTTCTAAATGCCCTTATTTCTCATTTTAAGGGGGTGTAGTGCAATTTTAACCGTTCTCTAGTCTATTCATACCACCTTGCAACCAACACGCTTTAAAAACGATTTTAGGGCTATTTCCTAGCGTGCGCTAAAAGTCACTACAGACCTTTTTGCAAAATACATATATTCGTTAATTTTCTCGATAAACGAATACAAATCTAAATCATCCATCATTTTCTGTTTGTGCTCTTGTGAGAATACAAGGCCGTGAATACGCTCGTAGTCTTCAAAGAGTTTTAGTTTTACTTCTTTTTCCGTCAAAGCATCATCCTCTTGTCTTGTTGTGTCTTGAATTGATAGACATGTTCATTCGTGGTTCCAAGCCCCGTCTTTTTGAAAACCCTCGAATAGACACGCTTACCATAAGTGCCCATGATATCCCGTGGGCTTAGGTTGGTCGTGATAATGGTCTTGGTACGCTTGTTCAAAATACTGTACAAGATGCCATTAGACCACTCTGTCACTTTTTCAGTCCCTAAATCGTCGAGCACTAGCCATTCAGCTTCAGATATGCGTCTGATATATTCAGCTTCAAGGCTGAAATCTTCTTTTATTTTGGCTAATAGGTCAACCACGTTGATGAATAGCCCCATTTTTTTCGTGTGATCCGACAAGGCTTTGAGTGCTGAATAAGCTAGATGGCTTTTCCCGACTCCAGTATCTCCGATAAGCACAATATTGTAGTCTTGACCGTCAAGATAGCCTTTGAGCTGACTTCTAACATTCTTCAAGTCTTCTTTCTGCTCTCTGGTTACTGCCTTGTAATTGTCAAAGCTAGCATTCTTCAAATCGTCATCCAGCAAGCTGAAATCTTTGAGGAAGTACAAGCGTTTCTGTTCTTGCTCACATTCGTACTGTTCTTGTGCTTTGATAGCATTCTGTTGATCTTGTTCTTCCCTGTGGCACAGTTCACACACTGTATAGGGTTTTGAGTTCGGAAACTGAATCGTGACATAGTGTCGTTGGTGCTTGTCGCAGTATTTATCGCTAACTGTCATATACTGCTTGCGCATTTGTTTGGCAGTCTGTTCTAAACTCATAGGCATCACCTCTAATATTTGCTACAAGCTGGGCCAAATTTAGGTTTATCACTGTTTGGCTTGTTGGAAGCGTAGTTATTCTGTTCCTCTTGTTGCTGGGCAACTGTCTTAATTCCATTCTGTGCCCACGATTTCAAGATAGAGTTGACATACCCAAAAGAGCGTTTGGAATTATCGGCTGCTTTATCAATAGCTATCTTGATTAAATCTGGTTCAAGTCCATCGATAACTTGATAAGCTTCTAGCTGTTGAAGTTGGAATCCATCTAGTAGCCCAATTCGTTCTTGATAGTGTTCAAAGATATTGAAATTAGATTTATCAGCAGTAGCAGAAGACAGCTTTCTATTCTCTGCTTCTACTTCTGTCTTTATATCTAGGTTTAACTCTTGTTTTAACTCTATCTCTTTCTCTATCTCTTTCTCTATCTCTTTCTCTATCTCTTTCTCTATCTCTTTCTCTGTTGGACACTGGTTGGACATCGGTTGGACATTGTCCAATTTGGTTGGAATTTGTCCAATTTTGCGATCTTTACGCTTGTATTGTGCCCAGTTTGTTTCTTGTTCAAGTAAGGCTTCAGCTTGTGGAAACTTAGCATTTCCGTCTGTATCAATTTGGATAAGCCCGCATTTAGTGAAGTAGGCTATCGTCATGCTGACATCGTCCTCACTAACATCTAGCTTGAGTGCTAACTCTTGAATTAAGTTGTCGAAATAGCCTTCATAATACAGAATGCAATCAGTTTCTAAACTCTCAAGCATTAGCCTAATATAGATCACGGTCATTGCGTAGCCACCGCTAACGCTCTTTAGACGTTTGATGAATAAGTTGTCAAAAAATTTTTTATCGAATTTGAGCCAAAAATAAACTTTAGTTTTTGTTTTAGCCATTTATCACCTTTTTAATGCCTACCCTCCCACCACTGCTAATTATTTAATTACTTGTCTTCTTTGCCGTTGTATTTCTTAAAGCTCAATCCCAAAGTTGTGATGCCAGCAGCAATTACTACTAGTCCTAAAGTGCTAGCAATTCCTTCTTTTTCACCAGTATTAGGGAGAACACCACCGTAAATGGCTGTTTTAGGTGTCTCTTTGCTTGCTGGTGCGAAGTTATAAGATACTGTGGTAGATTGTGCCACTTTGTTATTAGGACGCTCTACGCTCGTTTTAGGGGCTTTTTCTGGCGTGCTAGGTTTTTCTGGTGTTGGTTCCTCTGGGATTTCTAATTCTGGCAAGTCCAAGATAGGAGCGTCGTTTGGAATTACTCCACCCTCGAATGGTGGGAGTTCTCGCACCTCTGGGATTCCCGGAATGCCGCCTTGGAACTCTGGTTTGTAATGAATAGGAGCTTCATTTGGCACTGTGCCGATTGGCTCAGTGTATTCTGGAATTTCAACCACTGGTGGGTCAATAGGGACTACACCGCCTTCAAATTCCGGTTTTTCATACTTCGGAGCGTCGTTTGGTACAGTTCCAATCGGTTCGGTATACTCCGGCAACTCACGGACTTCCGGAATGCCGGGGATACCACCCTCAAATTCTGGGATGTCAACTTTTGGAGCTTCACGGGGGATTTCAAAAGTTGGTTCCGGTTTGTTTTCACCGCTTGCGTCACCTTTACCCCCGACAAGCTGAATTTTTTGGTATGCAACAGAACCATCATTTTCAGCTTTAAGCTCAATTTTGTTAGTTGGATTAGTTGAGTCCTTAACAGCATTTACAAGCTTAGTCTTGTAGTACAAGTAAATCATGTGGTCTAGTCTATCCATTTTGATTTCAAAGCCGTGCTCTGATTTCGAGATAGACTTAACTAAGTCCATAGCTGAACCTTTGTCAACCCAAGGATCTAAACTCTCAATATTTTTCACTTCAAAGTAGTTATCAACTAACTTTTGATTATCGCTCATTTCGTCAACGATTGATACATAGTTTAGTACTCGTTTTGCATAGTTAACACGAGCAGTCCAATTAATAACAGTAGGGTCTTCTTTGTCTTGGAATCCCCACTTTGTGATAAGTTCATCTTTACCGATGACTCCCTCATTACCAACATTAGCTGTTACCACAGTGCCGTTAAAGTTGACATTTACTGGCTTACCTGCCACAACTTTATCTGTCCAACTTGCATCAAGTTTTAGACTCATGCTCTTATTTAGAGGATGCGTCTTAAAGTAGTCATTGAATACAGTAGTCACCTTGTTAGAAGTTGCGTCTGCTGTAGCTTTACCAACTACTGCTTTTTCTGGGTTATGCACGTCAAACTCATAAGAGGTTTGGAATTTCACTTCTTGAGGCAAGTCAAAAGTAACTTTGTCCCCCTCGTTCACCGGAACATCATCCGGGATTTTAATGTCTTTATACTCAACCTCGAACGGGCTATACTTTCCGTTACCGTTCGGGAAAGTAACCTCAACGTTTGGGTTTTCAACGTTGATTGTGTCGCCCGTTTTAGTAACTGTAGTAGGTGCCGCTGGGGTTTCAGCTACTGGTTGAGCTACTTCTGTAGTTGTTGCTGGTGCTTCTGCAATCGGTTGAGATTCTACTGGTGCCGCTGTTTCGCTAGGTGTAACTGTAACGTTACCAGCGTTATCCGCTGTGTAAACGTTAGACACCGCTGGCTGTGTATCCGCCACTGGTGCGGTAGTTTCGTCCGCTGATACTTGACCAGCTCCAATCAATAGAGCTGTGGCAATGGCAAGTGTGCCACACAAGCCAAATGCTTTGCTTTTAGTGAATCCAGGTTTAGCTACTGTTTGAGTGTTGAGTGTTTTCATGGTATACTCCTTGTATAGATGTTTTTATTAAGCACGGGCCCTTACCCGTGTTTTTTTAGTGCCTTCAATCCGCACCCATAGCCCACCGTGTCATGTTTCAATGTTTTATTAGACTGTAAATGGGAATATTAGGAAAAAAGTAACTTAGTATAGTTTTTTGGGGAATTATGGGTATAAGTTACACTCCACGGCGAGCCGTGGCTACGGATTGAAGATGGTAATATTATTGGTTTCCGTATTTCGCTAGTAATTCACGCTCACGTTTTTGGCGTGCTTCATATTTCTGATCGTTAATTTCTCGTGGTGTCCATACTGGTTCAAAAAAGTATTCTGGTTCTTGTTGTTTTTTGCTCCAAAGCCATGCAAATAGTTTTTTCATTGTTAATCCCTTTCTTCTTTTCCCTAACCGCACTAGAGAGCTAGTGAGGTTTTTTAATTCATATATAATTTAAGGAGACTTATGAATATCAAATCGTTGTTGCTTACTTAGTTGGTATCGTTCAGTTTCCTCACTAGCTCACTGCTACGGCTAGGGGTGTTAATGTTATTTGAATCTGTTTCTAGTTTTCCATTCGATGAAGGACTTGAAACCTTCATAGTTGATGAAAACCAGTTTGTGTGTTGGGTTAAATACGTAGTCTCGAAAGTCTTTGTTGTCCCTCATTTCTCGAATGAGGTTCTTTGCCATCGACTTCCCTAGACCTTCCCACCGCTGCATGAGGTGGTCGTAGTCTCCCCACTCAGCCGTCTCATTAACTCCGACTGGTTTGTAGTTGATTTCCATAAGCGGCACCCGATTTCTTTCAATCCGTTTTCAAGAGCGATAAGCTCTTTTTGTTTTGGTGTCTCACGAATTTCAAATTTTGTGAAATCGTCGTAAGATAGATTTTCCAAGAATTTGACGGCATTTTTAGCGTCAACATGCTTGATGTTGGTGTACTTGGTCACGTTGAAAGCTTTCTTCAAACGTGAGTACATCAAGCGGATAAACTGACCTTTCTTCAAAGCGAACAGATTATCGCTAGGATGTGTTTTCTGCTCATTGAAGTACATATCTGCGAAAACACCAGCTTTACTAAAGACCACGCTTTTAATCTTGCTTGCTTCACCATCGTCGATATGGACTTTCTTGTTAACTTCTTCGACAAGCAACCCAATGTCAGTGAGCTTTTGATTTGTCTTCTTAACATTTCTGTCCATTTCTTCCTTGATTCCGATAACTTCTTCCAAAAGCTGTTGGTTAACGGTGCTTTGTGCCACAAGGTTCATGGCTTGTTTTTTCTGCATTTCAACCGTTTCGGCGAGCAGATTTTCTTTTTTCTTATCTTTCTTTTTACTCATTGATAATTTCTCCTTCTATGATTGTTCTTCCGCTTTCTGGGACAATCTTATTCATTTCGTCTAACCAGTTTTCAGTTAGCGTCAAGATGTCTCTGAGCTTTTCAATCTGGGCGTCCTTGCCAATTCCTTGGATAAGGGTTTTAAATCTGAGCGGTGCCATCTTGCTATCAAAGAAATCTTCAAATTCTGACACTAGGTTACTGAGTGTAAAGATATTAGTAACACTGTTTTCCAGCTTTTCTTTGTCCGCTCGTAAGTGTTCGATAGACTCTTTCAAGGCTAGTGCTTCCGAGGTTTCTTGCTCAAGCATTTCGTAAGACGCTTCTTTAAGTCGCAAACTTCTTTTGACCGAATCAAGCTCGTCCGATAGGTCTTTGTTCTTTCCTAGCAATTGCTTGTTAAGATCTTGTGTCGCTTGGTAATCGTCTGGGATGATTTCCTTTTCGATTACCTTTTCAATCGGTTTGACTGCTTTAGCACGTTCCAACTCACCCTTGACCGCTTCGAGTGCTTGGTCTTTGAGTTTTAGGCGACGCTCAAGTTCTTTGTATTCTTTGTGAGTTGTGACATCACCATCGAAAACTGCTTGATTGACCTCTGGGTTAGCTGACGGCTTGGACATTTCATTTTTAATCCGTTGTGGTTGTTTTAAAAAAATTTCTCTTTCTTTGGGGTTGTCCAACTGTTGGACAAGTCTATAAGTGTTTATATAGTTATAAGCATTACTTTTAGAGATTCCCTTGCTTGCAACCCACTTTTGAAATGTTCCGTTGTCGTAACTAGCCAGCTCTTGCTGTGCCTTATAAAGCACTTCTCCGACCACGACTGAATAATTTTGATAAATACCATCAAGCTGATTACTTAATGCTTTCAACTTTTGTGCTGTTTCAGTCCCGACTAGTGAATAGTCAAAATCAGATAAAGTTAATTCGTTCATGTATTATCCTTTCTGTATTTGATATAATGTAATCAAAAAAACGAGGTTGCTTATGCTATCTTTTAGTGCACGAGAATTTTTAAAACGATTGATTAAATTTGCAGAAATAGATGATGTCAATGGTCGTATTGTCAGATACTCCCAACATTCAGACTATATTGACAAACATTTTTATGTCTTGTTAGAGCTTATTAAAGCTGATGAATTTATCATCAGGCAAAACAATAAAGACATCGTTCTGCTCGATAACGCTCTAATATATCCAAGGCAATCAAGGACAAGGTTCGCTCTGCTCTGCTTAAAAAGCCTGTGGCTACCCCTAATAGTGTCTGTTGTATCGTCTTTGATTGTTTACTATGTTACTAATTCATTTTGATAACCAAATGAACAATCCTGTGATTACAGCGCCGATTATCGATAGTGCAAGATCTTCGTTATCCAGCATAGCGAAGGCTTTTTTTAGTTTTCTCATGTTGCTCCTTTCTACTCCTTTTAATTTTTAAGTTATATACGAATTTTCGTATATTTAAGTTAAAAAAATTTAGTCTTCGACACGTTCGCTAAATAGGTATTCTAATTCATATTCTGGGAAGAACGCCTTTTTGATAGCCACTGTTTCGCCAAATTTGAAATCTGAAACACCATCGATTTTGTCACGGACTGTGCGATAGCCTACTCCGAGCAAATCTGCGATATCCACTAATGTAACGCCTTTGTTCTTACGAACTTCTTCGATGTTTTTCATTTATTTCCTCCTTCCTTAAGCTTGATTTAAGTATATACTAATTTTCGTACACTGTCAACAAGAAAGTACGATTTTTTTTACTTTTTTTATTTACCTATACGATTTTCTGTGTTAATATATAGAAAGAAAGAGAAATGAGGGTTACAAAAAAATGCAGGCTGAGGAAAGAATTAAGGAACTGATTATAGCTAAATACGGGAATGTAAGAGCTTTTGCAACAGAAAGCGGCATCTCTTATACTACTGTTCGCTCTATTTTAGAACGTGGTATCATGAACGCAAAAGCTGAAAACGTCTTTAAAATCTGTCATTTGTTGGGAATTTCACCGGACACGCTCGCTGAATGGGGTGTTACGGACGAACCACAACAACCCAACGCCCACGATATCGACGAAATCATAGCTAACGCCATGATGTTCGACGGTAAACCACTTACCGAGGATGACAAGCGGGCTATCCGTGGCATTATTGCGGGATATATGAGCAGTAAGGGGGAATAGTATGGTTCGCAAATCCAAACAATCTTATAGAGATTTGGTTGCTTTGCTTGACAACAACGGGGTTGCTTTTGAACTTATGTCAAAAGGGAAAGCCATTACTTTTTTAGAAAAGAACAACTACTACTATAAAGTCTCTGCTTTTAGAAAAAATTTTAAAAAGAAAAACGGGAAATATCAACACCTTGATTTTCAGCACCTTGTAGATTTAGCCACAATTGATATGTATTTGCGAGATACGCTTCTAGATATTGCTATTAATGTAGAACACTTTATAAAAGTCGAGTTATCTAGATTAATCACTAACAATCCCGATGAAGATGGTTACACCATTGTTCAAGAATTTGCCGTCAATTACCCAACATACTATAACAGTACCTACAATCGATTCAGACAATCTCGATATCAAAAAGATATGTTTCTAAAACGTGGGGCTGATATCCCGATTTGGGCATTAATGGAGCACATGGATTATGGCTGCTTGTTAAAATTAGTAAAGCTTTATTTTGATAAGTATAATCCCAGCTCTCTTCAAAAGGCTGTGACGTTAGGTGATAACTCGAGACATCTCAGAAACGCTTGCGCTCACAATAATGTCCTGATGGTAAATGTATTTAGAGATGATGAAAAATTGAATAGAGTTAACGCCGTAGTTAATACGTTTGCTAGACAAAAGGGCGTTCTCAAATATCGTCAATACCGCAAAGTGAATGACCTTCTTTCACTCATTGCCTTATCAAATGCCTACTGTTCCAATGCAGTTCAATATCACCAAGGTTTAAAGATCCAAAATCTTATCGACCGAATGCAAAGATATGCATCTGATTACACAAAAACGCCAGAACTGGTTAAAATGTTTACTATTTTTTGTAAAATCATTGACAACAAGTAAAACATTTTGTAAACTATTTTTAGTGGAAGACTGATTAAGTTCAGCGCCCTATGGCTTGTGCGTGCGCAAGTGTAAGGGAACAAAACGTCTAAAAAGAGCCAGTTCGTTTGTCGAATTGGCTTTTTTTGCTTTTTTTCTATAGAAACTGGTGTGAGGTGCTATGACTGAAAAAGAATTGCTTGAGCGATTCAATGTCTCTATCTGTGAGTTCAGCTCTAGTCAGTGGCCCAGAAACGGCTTTATCGACCCTATAAACAGGGTTGTTTACATCAACGGGGATTTACCCCCAGAAATACGTTTAAAGGTCATTTTGCATGAATTAGGCCATCTAGGGCACAATTCTAAAGACTATGAGCGTCTACGAGAGAAATATGAAGCTCAAGCTAACAGAGACATGATCCGTGGATTGCTCAAAAATGAATCCTTGGATGATTTTAACTATGTACGTTTTATGAAAAAATATAATCTCACCACAATTTGTGATGAGACATTTGTAAAGGACGAATATCTAAAACTAAAGGAGATTGAAAAATGTTGAGTAAATGGAAGAATTTGAAACGCTGGCAAAAATGGGCTATTGTGCTTGTCTGCTTGGCTGTGCTTGGTAAGGTGTTTGAAATCACTGGTATCGCACCAAAAACGGAAACAGAGCCGGTCAAGACAGTTCAAACGGCTTCGTCTTCTTCAAAGACAAAACCTAAAGCTAGCAAGCCGTCTAGCAGTGCCAAAACGTCAAGCTCAAAGAGCGAGGAAAAAGCTTCAAAAGAATCAAGTTCAGAATCAAGTTCAGAATCAAGCTCGTCGGAAGATAAGCTAAAAGATATTACCGAGGGTCAAATGGGTAGCTTTATCGACTACTTCAAGCAGGATTTGACTGACAAAGGTCTGGATATTAGTACATATAGTTTTTACAATCGTAGCACTATTTTATATATGACTGTGCCTAATGAGTATAAAACATATAGCAAAGCTGACCTGCAGAATTTTGCTGATGGAATGCTTGCCAAAGAACATGAAGCCTTCAATGTTTGGGCTGCAATCAACAATGTAAATTATGAACGTTATCCGATGTTTCACATTAAAACGGATGACGGAAACGCTCTAGCTAGCCAAAAACTTAACGGCTCAATGGAAGTTAAAGTAAAATAAGACAATAAAAAAAAGCCCTATAATCTCCCTCGCCAAAGTTTGATTATAGAGCTAGCACCACAGAAAAAACGTGTAAACTGGAAAACAGCCTTACATGTCCTTTTCTGTACCCATTTTATCAAAAAAGTGAGGTAAATACAATGTGGGTAGAAGAATTACCAAACGGAAAATATAAATATTTCGAACGATACAAAGACACTTACACTGAGAAATGGAAACGGGTGTCTGTAACGCTTAATAGCGGCTCAAATCGAGCAAAGAAAGAAGCTCAACGTTTACTGGATGATAAGATAGCCCAGAAAATAGAATCATCAAGCACTACTAATGTGTCATTCCATAGTGCTTTCAGTGAATGGTGGGAATTTCACCAAAAGCAGATTAAGTTAAGCTCAATCAAGAGCCTTGCAGCATCCGTTAAACGAATATCTGACACTATCGAACAAGGAACAATCCTATCAAATATCAACGTCAGACTTATCCAATCCTTACTAGACACTGAAGACTGGACAGATTCACAGAAATACCGTGCTAAGACCGTGCTAAATACATTTTTCGATTATGCTATGGATCAACAACTTATAACCGATAACCCATCGAGGAAGGCACGATTACCAAAGAAGACCAATAAACTTGAGAAACAGCAAGCTGCCAAGAATAAATACTTAGAACCAGACGAATACAGTCGCTTATTGAAAGAGCTCTATCGGAAAGATATAACACTGAGATATGCTCTAGCGTGTGAGTTTATGCTCTTGAATGGTTGTCGGATTGGTGAATTAGCTGGGCTAACTGTTTCAGATTACCACAAAGAGACACGTTCTTTGGATATCCACACATCTTTTAACAGATATATTCCAGAGAATGAAGGGACAAAAACAGTCGCTAGTTATCGGACTACCTACCTCACCAATCGTGAAATGGAAATCATTGACCAGATACTAGAATTGAGAGAGTTAAGCGAATCAACCAATCCAGCTTGGTATCATAGCGATAAAATCTTCACGACTAACACGGGCAAACCTATCCACAGCACAATCCTAAGCGCATCACTCCAACGAGCTAATGCCAGACTGGAAACACCTATCAACAAGCACCTATCCCCTCATATCTTCAGACATACCACAATAAGCATACTAGCTGAAAACAATGTGCCACTAAAAACAATCATGGATAGGGTTGGGCATGCAGATTCGGAAGTTACCACTAGCATCTATACACACGTCACAAGGAACATGAAGGATCAAGCGGTCAATGTTTTAGATAATATCATTACGAATAATCTTGCCCCCTCTTTGCCCCTTGGATAGAAAAAAAGAACCCCAGGTTTAACCTAGAGCCCTCAGAAACGTTGTTAAATCAACGTTTTATTTTTTCAAGTTGTAGAATGATTTCAAACCACGGTATTCTGCAACTTCACCAAGTTGGTCTTCGATACGAAGCAATTGGTTGTATTTAGCGATACGGTCAGTACGTGACAATGAACCTGTCTTGATTTGACCAGCGTTAGTTGCAACTGCGATATCAGCGATTGTTGAATCTTCAGTTTCACCTGAACGGTGTGATACTACTGCTGTGTATCCAGCTTCTTTCGCCATTTCGATAGCGTCGAAAGTTTCAGTCAAAGTACCGATTTGGTTAACTTTGATAAGGATTGAGTTAGCAGCGTGTTCTGCAATACCTTTTTCAAGGTAAGCTGTGTTAGTTACGAAGAAGTCGTCACCAACCAATTGAACTTTACCACCAAGACGTTCAGTAAGAGCTTTCCAACCGTCCCAGTCGTTT